TACAATCTGAGATACAGATGAGCTTCTCGTGATTGTGGTACCGGTTGCTGACATTCCATTTGTGCCGTAAGCAGTTTGAGTTCCACTGACGTAAACAAAAATTGTAAGCAGTTGTGTAGTATTGCTTGGCACTGCTAACCATTCTAAATCACACGTGACTAGATAGTATCCAGGCTGAGGAGGTGCCCATCTCCAGGTATTCGTATAAATCGCATTAATTCCACCGCCTGATCCTGAGATAGTTCCGCCTCCAACGTTAAAGTCATTGGTTGGAAAATCATAAAATTGAATTGTGTTAGTCGGATGAGTATTGCCAGCTGTAGAATATGAACTGCACATAATCCCAGGCGTCACTTGCTCATACGCTACGGATGGTGTGGTTGAGGTACTTTGCCGTCGATACCATTTACCAGTCGCAGTTGAATAAACTAAAGTACCTAGCGCAGACGAATAGATGGTACCAGTCTGAGGATCATTTATAATTGTCCCTAGAATTGGAGTCCCAGTCGTAGCCAACGGTAAACCAGCAGCCGGAGAGAGTTGTAATCCTGCAATGGTCGAAGTAGTTGTTGACGTTTCTTGCTGTAAAGTCGCTAGATTATTTTGACCTACTTTAAATGGATAACTCATATTAAGAATAAAAAGTCATGTTGATTTCACCTGATACCGCGTTTGATGAGATTGCTCGAATGCTCACCCGAGTCCCGGCTGCAATAGAAAGTGGGATCTGGCCATTCCCTCCTGGGTAAATGTATGCCTTTTGTGATTCTGCCCCCGCTGCTCCCGTTGCGATGGCTAGGACTTGTCCAGAAGAATCAAAAATATCAATTATTGTCACGGCACTAGCCAATGATGCGACGACTTGAGTATATGCCGCTGTAGTCACATTGGTCGTTGAATAAACGTTTCTATAAAGAAGAACTGAAGTCCTACCGCCAGGACCATTGAAGCTAATATTACTTGATTTGATATTAATATCTAAGGCGTTCGAAGTACTTCCAATAGTATTTCCAGAACCGTCTTGAGTTCGAGTTGACCATGTGCCTGATTGAGTTGCGGCTACAGTGCCAGAAACGGCCTGAGTCGCTGGAAAGTTAGAGACTGAAGTCGGTAATGTGATTGAACTCGTTTTTAAATTTACATCCAGTGCATTTGATGTTGATGAAAGATAGTTACCTGCTCCGTCTTGGTTTCTTACAATCCAAGTGCCTACTTGAGAGGCTGACACGCTTCCAGAAACTGGCTGAGTCGCTGGAAAATTACTAACTGATACTGAACCACTAATCGGAACCGCACTTTGATCACTTGCAATAACTACTGGCAAAGAGTTTGCCATTGTTTTTTGACCATCAAGTGCCGCATCTAACGCGGAAAGTGTAGCGTCTACAGTTAAGGCCCCCGAGGGATTTACCTTAACGTTGACATATCCACCGCCTCCGCCAGTAGTTTGACCAACTATTACGGATCTGCTTAGCTGAGCAAGTGAGTTATCTGTAAGGGTTGAGGTAATGGGAGCATTAGGGCTTGATGCGCCAGCGGCCCAGCATCCTGTAGTCATTTTTAAATCAGTAGCGTCCGCACTGGTCTTTGACACGTTAATGGTCATCGGCAAGTCAGGATTTGCAATTGAAGGAAGTAACTGAGAGTTTGGTTTTTTAATCGTGTGAAAAACGATCCAGGACTCATCTGGGCTCAGGACTTCAAAAATAATTGAAGCTGAACCTAACCACCCAAAGCGAATACGGAACACGTTGGAATAGGTAAGGTTAATCGCCTCTGGAGTTCCTGAACGTGTGAATTCAGAAGTACTAGAGCCATCAAGTGGATCACCATTCCAACTTGCGCGAGCCGTAAAAGTGTCAGCCCCCCCGGTCCGTAACGTCACTCCGAAAGTGGTGCCATTATAGCCGATAAAAAATCCATCATTAGAATCATAGATCCCAATTCGCTGATAAGAATTGGCACTGGTGGGCGTGGTAAAACTTGCAGTAAAATAAGAGTAAAGTTCAGCACCCGGGCGATATTTGACTGATTGAACCGATACGCCTTTAGCAGATGCAGTAGTCGCGGTGCTAGTCGCGTAAGTCGTATGCCCTAAAGCTGTACTAACTGAGCCGCCTCCGCTGGTTGTGTTCGTAATCAGGCTAGCTCCGGGAGCCGTATCAAAAGAGATCTCCAGTTGATTATAACGTGAATTTACAATTGAGGTCTCAAAGATATCAGTAGAGCTAGAAGTATCAATATTAAGCCCAGCTACTGAGACTTGAAGCTTGCCATCTGTGTCAGTCTTTAAAACTTGAACATTAGTCCCATCATAGCCTGAGACCACTTTTGTTAAAGCTGGTAATGAGCCACCATCTGCAGCGGTTGCAGCTTCTGTGAATGAAATTGAGCCTGTAATGCTGACGGCTCCGGTAGAATCAACAAGGGGATACTTGTGACGTAATATATCAAAAGTATCCCCAGTATTAGGCTGGCTAGGCAAGGTTTCAGCTAAGGTGATAGTATTTGAGGCAATAGCTGAAACTTTCACTTCTCTACCTGAGAATGTGCCTGAAGTAAATCGAATCACATCCCCAACTAAAGCAGCGTGTGAAGTTGCGATAAGAATCGAGGTACTTGATCCTACCTCACACGCATCTGAACCGACTAGCCTGACGAATTGATGAGCATTGACAGTTAGGCCATTTTGAAGCTGTCTCACAGGCTCCACGGTGGCAAACTGTGCTGTAAGTCTATCGTCTTTTCCCTGACTCGAATAACCTTTAGGTGCGCTCATTCAATTCCTCCCCGAGCTTAAGCCGGATCTTAGTGATTAAAATCTAATTAAATATGAACAATAAAGCCAGATGCTACAAACAAAGGACTACCGCTTGCGCTATAAGTCGTAACTTCAATTTCTAGTTCGTCATAAAGAGAAATATCTGAAGTTGTGCCAGTGGATGTACCAGTGATCGTAGTAATGGTTACCCAACTCGTGGCATCTTTCAGGCGTCCTTTAACTAAAAGCACATTTCCAGCACCTACGCCTTCAACCACGCAGCGCAATTTCGTGCACATGTTAGTGGGAATTGCAGTGGCAAGTACTCCAGTAGCTGCAAATTCTTTTTTAATATGGGGTTTAATTCCGTAATCTTGTTGAATTGTCATTTTTTAATTCCTTTTTAGAGGCCGGAAGGGGACTTGCACCCCTAACCCTTTCTAAACTGTACACATCTAGAGCGACTCTACTATTGAGCTACCCGGCCTAATTTAAAATTAAGTTTGATCTGCGGAATCGTAACCTTGAACGATTAAGAAAAATACTGCGTCAGTGGCTGCGTTAGCGTTTGACTTAGTGAGTACTTGGACTGAAGTCGTGCTTGCTGCAGCAATTTCAGCATAACAAGTCGCGGTCTGACACGATGCTACGCAGATTGGAGCACGTGCAAAAGGCACGGCAAAAGTAAGAGTATAATCCCCAGTACCATTGTCTACTAGAGTTGCATCTGTTCCGCCTACGTTGATTGCAGCGGTACCAGTGCCAGTCACTTTAAAGGCGAGTTGTCTTGGAAGTCTTTGGGTTGCTTTTACGGATCTTAACATGATTCCTCCTGGTTATGTCTCAAAAGGTTGGGAGTGAGCTTGCTTAGACTAAGGGCTCACTCCCGGTCTGTGATATTCGTCCAAATCCTGTATACAGGCTTTTTAGAATATTACTATTTTATTTTTAGGTCGCTAAACCTGTGATCACACCGTGGAAGCTCGGCACGACATAGGACTCGCAATATCCTCCGAATCTGGCCTCATATGCATCAGAAGATGCGGTACGCAAGAACACAGATCCGTCGTCGTCAAACCATCCGAAGTCTGGACGATGCTCGATGCTGATAAAGTTATCATTCAAGCAATAAACGCGGTCATCATCCACGAATCTCTCTGGTAGAATTGGGACTGGACCAGCGGAGCTCATGAACTCAACTGCACGGAAAGAGATCTTACCTTTGAGTTCTGGGCTTCGTGGCTCGACAAAGTAGGTTTTCTGGTCTTCTAACACGTTCAGAATCTTTCTGAATTGTGTGAAAGAGGTCAGAATCAAGTTTGGAACCTTGCCAGACTTGCGCTGAACTTCTAACATTTGTTGATTTAAAAGGTCAGTCGTGATACCTGCGCCACCCGCTGCAATCTGGGAGCCTGCTTGCCATCGTCGGCCGACAGTGATGCCATAGAGTGAGCCAGAGGTTGCATCCAATACAGACTTGAGACCAGTTGGGTCAGATGCCTTAGAATTTTGCATGACAAGCGTTTTTGCACCACTGTCACCAGTTAAGTCAACTGAACCAGAGATCCGGCTTAAGGTAATTGTGCGAGTAGAAGGAGCTACTGCAGTGATTTCCCAGACGTTGCTGGTAGAATATGCATTAGCTGCAGAGTCGACCATGACATAGTCTTTTTCTTCGAAGTTGGCTTCTTTCCAGGTCGCAGCAGAGATTACGACGGTTGGAGCAGCAGCGGTACCGCCTGCAGCGGCTGCAGTGGTCACACCGAGTGCACCGTTACCGACAGATGAGTCAGAATAAGTCACGTCACCGTTGAATAGTGCGCGACTCATGTTTCTCATCCAGGATTCTACACCTTTCTGAACCGAATATTTCGTGAGCTCAACGAATGCGCCTTCATTTTGACTAGAAGCTTTAATCGCTTCACGGTCAATCTGAATCACGGAGTACATTTTTTTGGCAGTGATCACTGCGTCCTGAACTGCAGCGTAGTTAGGAGTTGGCAAAGATCCCGAGCCCACGCCTCCGGAGAAGGAGGTTGGAACTGCGATGTCTTTACGTTTACCTGTGAAATCGAAGTTCTTTTTGGTACGAGCTAACAATACGTTGGCGGAATTATAGGTATTTTCACTCAACTTACCATATGTAATTTTAAACAAATTTGATGCAGTAGTTAAATTAAACTGTGCCACTTTAGTTTCCTTTGTTGTTATAGATGATCAAAGCTCCATATATCAGAAGAGTTTAGTTTAGGTTTCAACTCAACTGATTTAGAAACTTTAGTTGTTTTTTTCACTTTTTCGGAAACTTTCTTGATCGGGGTTGATCCATACAGCTGCTTAACGACTTCTTTGATCTCATCGGCTGTGGCCTCAGTTTGGATCGCATGAGTCGCAAGTTGCGTGATGATGTCCTGATTCGAAAGTAAATTCGGATCAATGCTTTTTAGTTCAGACTCGATGAGATTAATCTTTTGAGTGTTTTGATGATAGGCAATCAGGAATTCCGGACTAGCCTGACTCATATCATGTCCACCTTCAGACAATTCATCGTAGACTTTCACTAGGTCTGCTCGGCTCATTTGGTTTTGTTCTAACAGCGCATCGACTTGGCTTTCGAGAGCCTTTTGCGATTTAGCGGTCTCTTGCGCTGCTTTTTGCGATTCCATTCGCTTGCGGTAATAGGCATTTTCCTGCTCAACTTCTTTAAGCCTTCGCTCTTCAGGAGTGAGCTTGCTATACTCTTCAATCTGGCTTTGCATCTTTTGGAGCTGCTCATTATAAAGAGTATTGGCGTCAACGCCCATTGCCTCACCTAAGTATTCCAAAAATCCCCGAAGGTCTTTCTGGTTTACTAGATAATCATAGGATTTATTTAAAGCTTCTGAGATTCCCTGACGTTCTTTTTCAAACGTGTCTTTTTCAGTCTTATAAGTTTTATAAAGTTTATCCAGGTGACTCTGCTGAGAATACCGATTGATTGCCTCTTGGAGCGGTACTTCAATGATTTTACCATCTACTTTCACTGGCACTAAGGCAGTTGAGTCCACATCAAAGGACTTATCTCCTGATTTAAGCTTTAGCATCTTTTGCACTGCTTCAGCTTGAGCTTCTAACTTTTGTTGAGAGACCTTAGTTTCTTTTTCCTCTTCTTTTGCTGACTTTCCACCTTTCGGTGCAGCTGATTCTAATTCATCCCAACTAGCAGGAGAATCCCCAGCTGAGAGAACCAATGGCTCAGAAGTCTCAGTATTTTCAAAAGCTTTAGGAGCTTCTTGAGGGGTTTCAACTAATACAGGATTGGGACTCACTTCAATTTGATCTAACATTTAAATTCCTTTTGTAGGCTCAACTGGTGGTACTGGTCCACCGGCTTGTTGAGATTCTAAGTTAGGTAAGTTAGGCACAGCCTCAAGTTGAGGCTCACCACCGACTAAAGGATTAACCGGAAGGTTAGACTCTTGCGGTAATCCTTGAACCCCAGTGCCAGGAATCATGGAGACCTCTTGATCTTGAGCTGGTAGAGGCTGGGCTGGTGGTTCAAAGTAAAACATAGGGAACTGTGGAAGTTTCATGAGCTGCTCAGCATAAGCAGGACTCTTTTTAGCTTGCTCAGTCATAAACATTTCATGCGCCGTCACGTGATCTTTAAAACGTTGCTGAATTTCCTGACTGGTCTTGTACTTGAATTGAAATTCCTGCATTTGTCGCGTGTGAATTTTCCAATGCAAGATATGATTCTCAAACTCAACTGGAGCTAACTCCTCATCGTCTTTTACCTCATAAAGCTTTTCATTTTCAGCTTCTGCAGTTCTAACCGCTACTGTAGCGGCATCTGTGAATTTATCAGACTGAGCGAGATCTAGCATCTCAATGACTTGCTCACCTGTAAATTGATCAGGGAATCTTTCTGCTAAATCTAATAGAGTTTGAGTTCTTGCAGCTACAGACTTGGGTAATGCTGAGGAGTTTTGGATTCTAATGTCGTAGTCTTTTTCTAAAGAAGACACTTTAAAAAACTCAGTCATATAAGCATTATTTTTTCCAATGACTCTCACCATGCGCTCATCTGACTCATCGTAAAAGTCTCCGCATACTGCTACCGTCATTTGAGCAATCTGCTTAACCATTTCATTCCACTTGAGAATAAGTTCATTATATCGTTCAGATTCCTGCTCACTTAAAAATTGAAGCGCAATGCCCGCTTTAATTCCCGCTGGTGGCTCACCTCGACTTACACCAAAGACTCCTGAAATTTGCTGAAACTCTTCTTTTAATGCCGATCTAAAACTAAAGACATCTCCAGGCACTGACTGAGCAGTCGCTAACACTGGAGGTTGAGGTCCCTTGTATTGAACCATGGTAATATCATTACCCAAGCGGTCTAAGGCTACTGAGCCAGCTGGCACCATCCACTTAGGATGAGAGACCAACACAATATTTCGAATGAGCATATTGGTTAGATTATTGTAAGTCCCTGTTAGCCCTTTAATCTGCTCAAAGAATGATACCCCATGCAATTCACCTGGTAGATCTTGATCAGTGAATCGAACGAAAGGAAGCTGGCCATGAGAATATGGAAACTCAGTATTCTCTAGAATGACTGTATCTGTGAATTTAATGACTCGACCTTTGCCCATTTGCGGACTTCTACGGTGATAAAAGGTCCAGACTAAGACTTGTCTCTTAGTTGAGACTAATTGCATTTTCTCATAGTCATAAATCTGAGTATCTTGATCTTTAATCTTTGCCGCTAATTCAGGATATTGGATTCTCAGCGCATCAATTGAGACCACTTCACCCTTAAAACAGTAATCAACTTCTTTGAATTTAAGTTTTTTCTGCAAAAGCATGTCAGTTGCCATCACGATTTTATAATCGACGTCTCCAATTCTAACTTCATGGTCGATGTAAATTGGGTTGCCTTGCTTATCGATGACTTGATTGCCATCTTGATCGAGCATTGGGATACGTTGATCCTGAGATGATTTTAGCACCTGAACATAAGCAGGAGATAAATCCCCTAGGTCTTTATTCCACTCAATAAAAAGATACACCTCGCCCATGACTTGAGCATAGGTGGCTAACTGAGTCTGCATGACTCCCTCAAAGTCCTGCTCATACCAAATGTGATCAAGCAGCATCTTACACATTTTAGCGGCTAGTTTGTCTTCTAACTCATCGTTGGTGGGTAAAATAGCTACGTTGGGTCTGAACTTAACTAACCGAGATGCTCTATTTTTAGTCAGATCATAGAGATGATTGGCTACAATCTTTCTCATGAACTGAGAACGGTCAGCGGCTCGGTCACGTGCGTCAATTCGAGTTTCTAGTTCTTGATATTGAATGCCCTTGTAGAGTGCAAGATTACGTCTCATCACTCGAATGCGCTCGCGTGCATCCTCAGCTAAATAATCTCGCTCACCTCGAAGCCATTGCAGGATATTCTGTTCATTGGAAGGGTCGTCAAGGTCCATCTCCCAAATAGGTCTCACTGGTTTGGTATAATTTTGATTATCGAGATCCGCAAAGCTGTAAAGATTATCCATGACGCACCCTTCGAATTATTCCTATACTACATTATCAAAAATGTCTTTAGTCAGATTTTCTTTAATATCATCAGTCACTTTTTGGAATTCTTTATCAACTGGCACATATTGAATCGAGTGAGTACTTTTTTGCATGCCTTTAATCTCTGAAATAGCCCAAATGAGGGCCCCAATGATCACAGGTTGTAAAAGAATTAAAGCAATTAAAAGCCCTAAAGTTACCATATCGAATTCTCCCAATCGTCAACTTTCTCACCAGTTTCTGTAAAGCCAGGAAAATCGTCCTCAATTCTAGCTCCTCGGAAATCTGGATTATTTTTCTCTTTATACTCAGGGTTATCATTCAAATTATAGTGATTCGCTGCTAGAATATACCTGAGGCAATCAATCAGATGATCATTCTTTTTAATGATCCGTCCCTCATCATCCTTCCGGTAGTTGTCTAACTCCCAAAAAAGTTTGATGCATCGGCTAGAGATTTTAATCTTATCCTGTAAAAAAGCATCTTTGATTAGACTCAGGCCAGTCGTCTTGTCATTCTTAGCTTTTTGGGTTGGTTCAAAACTTAGCTCAAAGTGATGTAGCATTTCGTTTGCGAACCAAGTCTCAGCCTCATCATAACCAAAACGCCATTCGTATTGATAAAGAGGCTTAGTCATCTGCAAGATTCTTTGACCAATTTTTTGAACCGTCATCTCTTCTTGTCGTGTCTCGTAAATCTCATCTAAAAGATAGATCACTTTAGTATAGGGATTAATCGCTCCAAAAAGAACTGCAAAGCAAGAAGCCCCAGCCGGGTCAGCCCAGGCGAACCATTCTAGCTTTTTCTTGTCTTTTAGAATCTCTAGCATCAATTCGATATGATTTTTAATATAAGAGTCTTTGAGCATCGGAAAAATTCTTTTTTTGCCGCCTCTGACGAATTCAGCTAAGTATTCTCGCTCCCATTTATCCCCTTCACCTCGTGCGTAGAGTTCATTCTTTTTCTGTTCTAACCAAGCTTTAGAGATGTGAGGATTCGCATGAGTTGGGAATTTAAAGACTCGTTTAGTCTCTTGATCCTTTGACCATGCGTCATAGATTTTAGTAAATTGACCCTCAAACTCTGGAGGGGTTCCAATAATCAATAAAGGAGAGTCAAAAGCAGCGCGGTTAGGGTCATAAGCTTCAAAAAACTCAGGTCTAAAGTCTTTAAACTCATCAAATACTGTAAGTCCTTTAGGTTTCACACCTCGATACGCTTCCACGTTATCTGAGCCATCTAATTTAATAAATGAACCGTTAGTGAATCTGATTCTCATCTCATGCTCTTGAATCGAATCAATCCAATCCTCTGGGCCTAGCGTCTGAACTCTTCTTGTGCTCCAAAGAATCTCTCGGCTTTGCTTCATGTACGGCGAAAAGTAATAGTTCTCTGAACCTGGGAATGTGTAAGCCCAACGCCATAATAAGTAAGCGACTAGCTCAGTTTTTCCTAGGTTTCTTCCGCATTGAGCAAATACATTCTTTATTCTATCTCGAATCAGTGCTTTCCCTATCTCAACCTGTGCATCATGAGGCTTCCAATATTTGTGAAGCTCATCAACTCCTAGAGCGATGCGGATTAGCTCAGGGTGGAAGGTCATTGAATCCTTTTTTCAGCAATCTCAAAATATTCTTGTTCTTTTTCAATCCCGATAAATTGAAAGGCCTCAGCTAATGCAGCCATTCCAGTGCTTCCCGAGCCCATAAAAGGATCAAGTACAATCCCATTTGGTGGAGTAATTAGTTTGCACAAGTATTTCATAAGCTTTTGAGCTTTGACTGTGGGATGTTTATTGCCTTCTTCTCGTTCTTTCTGACTCACTTTAGCGCAGTAAAAGAAACGAGAGGCTCCTCCTGAATCGCCTATTCTATGCCCGTCTCCGGGGAAACTAAACATTTCTCGGCTTTCAACGGTGCGCCTTGCCTGTCGAGCCTTCCCAGCCGAGTGCATACCGCCCGCTAGACTCTGCTCATCAAGCATTTTGACAGCGCATCCATCCACACAATTCTCTTCGCATTCAGGTTCATGAGAAAACACTAAGTTAGCTGGAAAGCGGCCAGTTACAGAAGTTTCTTTTGCCTCGTATCTATCAGTCCTTCCTTCTTTTTCTCGCCATCCCTTTATGCCGAAAGGGGGATTCACTCTTAGTTCAGTTCCAATCCTACACGTATCGATATTGATTCCACCGCATCCGTGAGTGAGCACATTCTGCGCTACAGTTTTTTCAGTAATGGGTTTTCTGATAAGAATCCAATTCTCTACCGCTGGTTTTAGAGCTGTACCCCATCCGGACCATTGCTTTGCACCGTCGGTTGCTGGCTTTGTTA